ATTTGCAAATGGTAGTTTCTAACGGTGTAGCAAGAGCTTACAAAAGAGCATTATCAACATTAGGATTCAGACTAGATTATTCAGTAGGTGACAAACCTCTTGATTTCGAAGGAATTGAATTAAAAGTTGTAAATGGTTTACCTGCTTCAACAATCGCAGCATTCCAAAAATCTAACCTATATTTCGGAACAGGTCTTATGAATGACTTCCAAGAAATCTCTATATTGGATATGAAAGACAAAGATTTATCTGATAATATCCGTTTCAAAATGGTTTACACAGCTGGCGTACAGTATGTAACACCTGCTGAAATTGTATTATATACAGTATAATATAAAATTAAGGGGTATTGATAATCTATACCCCTTTTTAATAACTTTAAAACACAGCAAATAAATTATGGCATGTATATTAACAACAGGTAAAACCAACCCATGTTCAGACTCACAAGGTGGATTAGCGTTCATTGAATTAGCTGACTTTGATACTTTGGGTACTGCTACATATGTAACAGGTTCAGATGTTATCGCATCATTCAGCGGTACACCAGTTTGGTTTAAATATGAATTAAATAGCACAGCCAACAACTATGTAGAGAATATCAATAGTAATGGTGATGCAGGAACAACGTACTTCGAACAAGTACTTACACTTTCTTTAAAGAAATTAGATGCAATATCTCATAAAGAATTAAAATTAGTAACATATGGTAGACCACATGTAAGAATAACTGATAGAAACGGAAACGTATTTATTATGGGATTGTTAGAGGGAGCAAAAGTAACCGCAGGTTCTATTGCAACTGGTGGTGCTATGGCGGACTTTAATGGTTATTCATTAACTTTAACAGCAAACGAAAAGAACCCAGCAAATTTTTATGTAGGGTCTTAAATTTAATTATTTTTCATTTTTTAAAGAGGTATTACTTAATTGTAGTATCTCTTTTTCATTTTGGAACAATATTGAGATTTTAGGTTAATTAATTATATAACACATGGAATTATGAACATACTTACAACTTCAACAGAAGCACAAATATTAAGAGTTATACCAAGAGTATATGCTTCGAATGTTACTGTATATATAATAGATGAAAATACAAAGGTATCAAACAGTTACAGCGTAACAACATCTTTGCTGAATGGGTATATGGAGATTTCTCTTACACTTTCTTTGATTGAGGGTAGGTTCTATACACTTGAAGTTAAAGATGCTTCTAACGTGTTGTTTAGAGGTAGGATATTATGTACTGATCAAATAGATTTAGCAAGATATGATATGAATCTAAATGGGTATGCTACAAGTAACGATAAATCAGATATCATAACAATATAAATTATGGAAAAAACAGAAAAAAACAACAATGAAATAAGAATAATTAATCTTAATTCATATATTAAACCAATGATTGTAGAAACAAGCTATAAAGAATGGATTCAATATGGTGAAACGAATGATTATTTTGGGTATATTATAGAACGATATAATAATTCAGTTACCAATTCAGCAGTTATAAATGGTATAATTGATATGATTTATGGTAAAGGATTGAATGCAAATGATGCATCAACAAAACCCAATGAATATGCACAAATGATTTCTCTATTTAAAAAATCAGAAATTAAAAGATTAGTTGCTGATTTAAAATTATTAGGAAATGGTGCCTTACAAATCATATATAATAGAAACCATACAAAAATTGTTGAGGTATATCATGTACCTGTTCAATATTTAAGAGCTGAAAAGGCTGATGAAGAAAGTGTTGTTAATGGATATTATTATTCTACACATTGGGATAAAATTTATGGTAAAAATAAACCACAAAGAGTGCCAGCTTTTGGTACTTCAAACGAACCTTTGGAAATTCTATACTTCCAAAACTACAAACCAGGTAGTACATACTATACACCACCAGATTATCAACCAGGTTTAGCATATGCAGAACTTGAAGAAGAAATTGCATCATACCATATAAACAACATTAAAAATGGTTTTGCACCAAGTACATTGATTAACTTCAATAATGGTCAAGCAAGTACAAATGAACAAAAACAAGCTATTGAGGCTTCTATAAATAAGAAGTTTTCAGGAACAGCAGGTAACAAGATAGTACTTTCATTCAATGATAATGCCGAGAGTGAAACATCAATAGAAACTATACAACTTTCAGATGCACATAACCAATATCAATTTCTTTCGGATGAAGCAAGTAAAAAGATAATGGTTGCACATAGGGTTACTTCTCCAATGCTATTTGGTATATCAACATCAAATGGCTTTAATAGTAATACAGATGAACTTAAAACCAGTTCAATTTTTATGTATGAAACCGTTATCAATCCATTCCAAGAAACATTAATTGACGGGTTTGATAAAATACTTTCATTCAACGAAATAGCATTGGATTTATTTTTTGTTCCGAATCAACCATGGAAAGTAATAGCAGAAGAATCAACTAATATAACACCAGAATAATCATGGCAGATGCACTTTTTATCAGTATAAGCGAGTTAGTATCAAATACAGCTCTTTCGGGAAATATAGACCCTAATAAATTATTACCAGCACTTAAAACTGTACAGCAAATTGAAGTGGAAGAAATTCTTGGTACTGATTTATACAATGCATTATCTGCATATATATTAGCAGGTAATGTACCAGAACCATATTTAAATTTAAAATTAAAATATATTCACCCATTTATGATACATGCCGCAGTATCGTATTATATACCATATTCTTCATATATAATAACAAACGGCGGTACGAGTAAATATAGTGGTGATGATAACCATGAGGGATTATCTATAAATGAAGTTTCGTATTTAGCAAATAAAGAACTATCATTGGCTGAAACTTATAAGAAACGGTTAATCGACCACTTATGTTTCAATACCTCTTTATATCCAGAGTATGTTACAAATACAAACGAAGATATTAATCCAACAAAAACAACTAACAGAACAAATTGGTACTTATAATATAAGAACCTATATTTTTTATGATGAATAATAAATTAATAACATACGAGCCAAAGAAAGCCAACATTGAAAAGTTAATGGTATATTTGAGTAAAGTAAAAAAATAAACATGGACAGAAATGTGATGAATAAACTATTTATGGTATTCACTACCCTAACACCGACGAACACATTACTTTTAGCGGTAATGGCAATATTTGCCCCACTACAACCAGTAGTATTTGCAGTATTGTTTCTAATTGTAATGGATGCCATAACAGGTATAATTGCATCTTATTATAGAGAAAAAGTGCCATTTAAATTTTGGAAATGGTCATCATGGAAGCACATAACATCAAAACGATTGGGTGACACACTTACCAAATCAACTGTATATATGATACTTATCATATCAGGTTTTGTAATTGATGTTTTCATTATTCAAAATGCTGAATTATGGTTTACGAAAATAATGAGTGGTGCAATTGCATTACGAGAAATCAAATCACTTGTTGAAAATGGTGAAAATATATTGGGCGGCGGATTTATCAATATGGTTCAATCTTTTGTAAGAGGTGGATTTAGAGCTGGAATGGATGATATGTTTAGAGAAAAGGGCAAATCATATGATAAACCAATGGATGAAAGTATATATCAAGAGGGTAATCCAGATACAATGAGTAGACCAAAGTATAAAAATCCAGATATGGATGAAGAAGATTTCAAAGAAAATTAGAGTCGGTATTATATTTAAAATAAAAACCCTACCCAATATCACTATCAGGTAGGGTTTTTACATGCTCAAAAACCAAGAATCACATGTACTTATTGTTTTTCTTTACATATTATTCTTGTTGTTGATAGTTCTTCTAAATTTACTATTTTACCATCATCTTCACAGTTAGCATATGGTGCATCTTTATAACTTACATAATGAATATCATCATTTACTGAATTTTTGTATACTCCAGTTGTCTGTTCTTGACAATCACATTCTGTATCTACACCATCCTCAACACAAGCAGCTGCTAGTATTAGTATTGATGCTGTGATGAATAAATTAGTGATAATTCTCTTTACTGTTTTGTTTAGTTTTCTTTGTGCCATTTTATTATTGTTTTTATTGTTATTGTAAATATACGAAATTTATTTTGATTTACCAAATATTTTATGTTAAAGTTGCATAAGTTCTAAATATGGATTTCCATTTGTTATAGCCCCACAACTTATAATTGGTTTCTTAAAATTTTTACCATACGCCATTGCATAACTCTTTATATCAACTCCACACCCAACCTGCATTCCGAATATTTTTGTATTAGTTCCAACATACCATTCTATATATGCTTGACTGTGTAAGTGTCCTTGAACAGTTGATTGTAAATTATTCTTGGCTTTACCCTTTGCTTGCCCGCCTTCTCCATGTATGTACAATACATTATCTATTTCAAGTTCTTCACAAAATACCCAAGTTGGTGTTTCTAATACTGATTTGTAAGTTCTAATCCATTGACGAGGAACATTAGAAGTAACAGCCTTTCTCATTATCAACCTGTCATGATTACCTATTGTAACGTATGCTTTTGGAAATGCTTCGAACCATGGTTTAATTCTACTTATTGCTCTATCTAATTCTTGTTGTCCACCAAATCCATTCGGGTCTGTTTCATGGTATGATGCATAATGATTGTCAAGTATATCGCCAATGAATACAACCGTATCACATTTCCATTTAAAATACATATCAATACAATGTTCCAGATAACCATTTAAATCAAATGGGGAATGTAAATCACCTATAACTAATACTCTACGGTCGTATAGTTTAATATCGGTTAAATTAGTTGGGTCATCCATGTAATGTTGTTCTGGTACATTGAAGAATGTGCTTTTAAGTTCAGTATTTATCTCTCGTCTTGTTGCAAATGAACTATTTACTTTAAAATCATTTTGCTTTTGGAATACTTCAAATTGCTTTCTTTCTTCAATACTACATTTAATAGTTAAATTTCGTTTAATCATTTGTATTTAATTCCTCCTTATATGTTATATATAGTTTTTTTAATGATTCAATAATATTTCTCCAACAGGTTGAACATTGTGTTGGTTTCTGTTTGGTATTAAAAATACGATTATACATTGGAATTATAATATCTTGATCTGATTTTAGTATAGTTGATGATAATCGTTTAAATAATTCATCAAGATACATGTATTCTTCTTCTGTTAAACACTCTACTTTATAAGGAAACATTTTATTTAATTTCTCTTTCCTTTGGTCGCACCCACAATCGGGCCCGAATACTAAATGTACAAGTGATTTAATGCCTGTTTTAGTGAGTATCTTCTCTACGGTGTCACCTACACCCTTTGAAATATTATCATTTGGTATAGACGAGATATACTCTTTGTATTCTTTACTACGTTTATCAAGTGATTCGTAATATTCTTTGTTTTTTTCCATAATTTTTATTTTAATTGTTAAATAATTTACCACCTATTAAAAAATAAATACCAAGTATAAATCCTAATATAAGTGCTACTATAAATCCTATTGTAAATCCTATCCAAAACATAATTTTATTCGTTTTGTTCTTTATTGGTTAATGGCGTGTGTTTTGATTTGAAATATAATATTACTTCAATCATCCATGGAATTTCAGTTTCTGTCAATTCCGTGATATCTAAATATTTAAATGTGTAGTTCATTATTTTAATTTTTGTAATTCATCATAATTATCAGCAAACTTTATTCTTAATTTTTCTTTACATTTTTTAATTGTATTAAAAATAGATGATACTGATATGCCTGTATCTCTTGACAATTGTCTCATTGTAACTCTTTCATAAAATATTATCTTAAATAATTTAGCATCATAGTGGTGCCACGAATTTATTTCTTCTAAAAGTTCATCTTCAAGTGTAGTTTGTGCATTTAAAAAATCCGTATCCAATTCATTATCATATAATATATCATATTCATCTTCTTCAAGTTCATCTAAATTAACCATGTATTTATCATATTTCTTTTTATTATTTATATGATTAAAATATATATTTCGTAGCGTTATGAATACAAACATTGTGTTTATTTCAGTTTTACTAAACATTATTCTTTCTGGTCTATCAACGTATTTATATATTCTTAAATACATTTCTTGTACAAGTTCATTAGCTAAATCCAATGACATTGGCTTTGATTTTTTCTTTTCTAAACTTCTAACCATCTTTATCCAATCAGTATGTTTATCGCCAAGTAGCTGTAAAATATTTATATCGTTATATGTTTCCATCTATCCCCCCTTTTTATTCTACTTATGTTTGCAGCTGATGTATTGAATAATCTAGCTAATTCAGATCCAGTATGTGTGTTATGTGCTAATGCTGTTTTAATAAAAATAACTATATTTCTTGTTAAAGTAGCATGGTGGTGTGTTTCACCACGTACAACCAATCCCATTATACTTGCGTGTTGCATATTTTCTTTAGCGGTATTCCATTCTAAATTTGATATATGGTTGTTTGATTTATTTCCATCAATATGGTTGACCTGTGGTTTATTAAAATCATTATCTACAAATTGTAGAGCTACTAATCTATGAATATCTATTTTACGTGTACAACCAAATTCATCAGTTAGTATAACAGAATTATATCCTATTTTATTTATTTGTGGTATTAGTTTTTTTTGTTTAGTTTCATACACACATGATGATTTACCAAGCTTTTCTTTAGCTAATGATACAACAGTTCCATGTGTACCTATTTGGTATAATCCTTCATACCCAATAATATCTTCAAATCTTTCTGTTTCCATATTAATTAAGTAGTATATATATTTCAACAAAATCTCCAACCTTTTCAAATTGAAGTGTTTTATTATATTGTGGATATTCATTTTTAAGTTGTAGCTCACATACTGTAATGTACGAGTTAAAGTCTTTCTTTAATTCTGTATTGAGTATTCTATATAATAACACGCGTTCAGCTAAAGTAGCAGATTCAACTAATTCTAATTCATCTTCTGATGCAATATATAAAAAGCTTAATCCATCTTCTATATATTGTGTTACGTAGGTATTTACTGTTTCTCTTTCTATTATTGTCAATTCAATACCTAATTGAGATAATTTTACTTTGTCATTTAAATTGTATTTCATATTGATTAATGTATTTGTTATAACTATATATATAAGAAAAAAATATTTTAATACAAAAAAACACCTTATTTTTTAAATAAAGTGTAATTTATAATGATTCTAAATAAGTAGTTACTTTTTTCCAAGTTTTAATTAATATATATGATATGTTCCTTTATTTGGATTTGCTAATTGGTAATTGATTGCATAACGCGCGGCATCAATATAATGATTATAGTTATCAGTTACAAGGCCGCTCTTCTTATCAGACCACGCATAATTATTAAGTTCGCGAATAAGTTCTATTGAATCCTTATCTATAACCAACTCATAATCTAACATTAAATTAATACCTGCTATAACAGAACCAGCACCTTTCTTTGTAGGAATGATATTACACCCTCTCACACGTACTTCGGATATCAACCTTGGCTCAGCTGAATC